TGCTCAGGGGCTAACCAACGCCTCTTGATGGCCGCTAACCGAATAGGCAAGAGTTATTGTGGAAGTATGGAGTTAAGTTATCATTTGACCGGTATGTACCCCAAATGGTGGGAGGGAAGGCGGTATAATAGGCCGATCATTGGATGGGCTGGCGGTATATCGAATGAGACTACCAGAGATATTGTGCAGTTTGAGCTCCTGGGATCGCCGGATGATCCAGATGCTTTTGGAACTGGCGCGATACCAAAGAACAGAATAGAAAAAACTGAGAGAAAACCCGGCGTTCCTAATGCAAAGAGTGTTGCCCTTATTAGGCACGCGGCTGGCGGCAACAGTTCTCTCTTCTTTAAGGCTTACGAGATGGGTCAGGAGAAGTGGCAGGGCCGCAGTGTGGACTGTATTTGGCTTGACGAGGAGCCACCCAGAGATATTTACTCTCAGGCTGTGACTCGAACATTGGACCGCAAGGGGATGGTTTACATGACCTTCACGCCTGAAAGCGGGATGACTGAAACTGTAGCATCGTTCATGAATAACATCCAGCCTGGTCAATCCCTGGTCAACGCAACGTGGGATGATGCCTCAGAAAAAGTTGAGTCCATGAGTGGGGCGAACGGGCATCTAAACGAAGATGTTATGCAACAAATCCTATCTTCTTACGCCCCTCACGAAAGGGAAATGAGGAGATACGGAAGACCTTCGATTGGTTCAGGCCTGGTCTTTCCAGTGATGGAAGACAAACTAATCATTGACCCAATACAGTTGGAAGATCATTGGCCCCGCATATGTGGGATAGACTTTGGTTATGACCATCCTACCGCTTGTGTATGGATGGCGTGGGATAGGGAAGAGGATGAACTCTACATCTATGACTGCTATCGGCAGGCTAAAGCTGCACCCGCAACTCATGCCGCCGCGATATGTACAAGACCTCAATACATCCCTATAGCATGGCCCCATGATGGTTACCGAAAGGACGCTATGGGTAACCCCGGTCTTGCTGACCAATATAGAAATTTAGGGTGCAACTTTCTACCATTTCATTTTGAGAACCCACCGGCTCTTGGGGAGAAGAAGGGTGGTAACTCAGTAGAGGTGGGGATTATGAGTATCCTTCAGAAAATGGAAGATGGAAAGTTTCATGTCTTTTCCACGCTAGGAGACTGGTGGGAAGAGTTTAGAATGTATCATCGAAAAGGAGGGAAGATAGTACCCTTCCGCGATGACCTTATGAGTGCTACCAGATACGCTGCTATGTCTGCGAGGTTTGCTGTATCCAGCAATGACCCCGAATGGACTAAGGATGTCGAGTATAAAAACTATGGAATCATTTAATGGCTAAAGAAAAAATTACTGAAGAAGATCTAGTAACTAGAATCCGTGGGGAAATAACGGACTCTTTAGGCTATATGGGAGATACCATATCTTCTCAAAGAGAGCAGGCAATGAAGTATTACTATGGCCTACCCTTTGGTAATGAAGTTGAAGGGCGCAGCCAATATGTGGATTCTACGGTTCAGGATACGATTGAGTGGATTAAGCCATCCCTGATGAGGGTGTTTGCAGCGGGTGATGATATGGTTAAGTTCACTCCTCATGGCCCAGAAGACGTAAAGATGGCAGAGCAGGCTACAGACTATGTGAACTACGTTTTCACAAAGGATAACCCTGGCTGGGAAATACTTTATTCCTGGTTCACTGATGCGTTACTTTCCAAGAATGGTATAGTTAAAGTCTGGTGGGATGAATACGAAGAGAAGGAAAGGGAAGAGTATCGAAGACTTACTGATATAGAGCTCACCGCACTTGTAGAAAATCCAGCAGTAGAAGTGCTGGAACATACAGAATATAGTGAAGGTGAGGAGTTAGAGGTTACTGAGATATACCACGACGTAGTGATTACGCGTAATAGTTATTCTGGAAGAGTCAGGATTGAGAATGTTCCTCCATCTGAATTTCTCATAAGCAGGGAAGCCAAGAATATACAGGACGCAAGGTTTGTCTGCCACCGAGTCTTGAAAACTCTTTCCGAATTAAAACAGATGTACCCAGACGAAGATTTGGACGCAGAGAGTCTTGGTGGAAGCGACGAAGACTTAATGGCTTTCTCTGCGGAGAGGCTTGAAAGGTATTCGTTCGACAAGTCTGCCGAATATTGGGAAGGTTGGGGCAATCCTGTTCATGATGAAGATGGCTTGACTACCTATTGGTTACATGAATCCTTTCTAAAGACGGACTATGATAATGATGGGATTACAGAGTTAAGGAAGGTTTGTACTGTCGGCTCTACTGTTTTGGCTAACGAGGAGATAGACTCAATACCTTTTGTTTCTATTACTCCTGTAAAGATTCCGCATAAGTTCTTTGGCCTAAGCATGGCTGATCTGGTTATGGATCTTCAGTTAATGAAGAGTACGCTGATGCGTAACCTCATGGATAATATGTACAACCAGAACTTCGGTCGATACGCTGTGCTAGAGGGGCAGGCTAATCTGGATGACCTTCTTACGCAACGACCCGGCGGTGTAGTTAGGGTGAAGAGTCCTAATGCAGTTACACCCTTGGTCACTCCCCCATTAGAACCTTACTCATTCCAGATGCTCGAGTATCTTGACAGTGTACGGGAGTCAAGGGCTGGTGTATCAAGAATGTCGCAGGGTATGAATGAGAATGCTTTAACTTCCCATACTACTGCTACCGCCGTGAATGCTGTTATGTCTGCGGCGCAAAGCCGTGTAGAACTCATTGCCAGAAACTTTGCGGAGACTGGTGTAAAGGATTTAATGATAACTATTTATGAATTACTTCATAAGAACCAGGACAAGGAAAGAGTGGTTAAGTTGCGCAATGAATGGATTCCGACACGCCCTGATGTATGGCGGGATAAGTATGATTGTACTGTCTCTGTGGCTTTAGGAAGTGGTAACAAAGACCAACAGATGATGCATCTATCTCAGATGCTACAGTTTGCAGGTGAAGCAATGAAGGGTGGTTTGCCTATTGTTAGCGTGCAGAATATGTATAACCTTGGAGCCTCATTGGTTAAAGCAATGGGATTCCAGAACGTAAATGATTTCTTAACTGATCCGTCGCAGGCTCCTCCACAACCGAAGGAACCAGACCCCAAGCAAATGGAAATGCAGATGGAGGCTCAGATTAAGCAACAGGAGTTACAGATAAAGCAGGGTGAGCTACAGCTCAAGGCTGCTAAAATTCAACAGGAGTATGAGAAGCTGGCGGTTGATACCGAATTAAAGAAGCAGGAACTGCAACTTGAACGGGAACAAAATAGGGCCGTCGCTATAGGAGCAACATGACCGATGACCTAAAAGTAGGCAAAGCTAATAGATTGCTTAATGACCCGTTGTTTAATGAAGCGTTTGATGAGTTAAGAAAAGATTTAATGAATCGCTGGAATTCCAGTGGTTCGACAGAGTTGGAAGCCAGGGAATCAATCTGGCTTGCGATGAGACTGCTTGACAGGATTCATGCCCATATATCGTCTATAGTTGAAACTGGACGCATGGCTGATATCCTTGACAAGCAACACCCATTCATCTAAGAGGAATTTAATTATGGCGGATACGCAAGCAGCCCCGCAAGTACCGGCTGGATTACAGCCAATCCCCGCGCTTGGGGGAAGTGTTACAGAAGCGCAAGAGGCATTACTCAGCCTGATGGAACCTGAAGAGGAGAAACCAAAAGATGAGGAAGCCGCACCTACCGAAGAGGAAGAGTCTACTGAGGAAACTCAAGACGAATCATTGGAAGAGGAATCTGAAGAGGAAGCCGAAGAGTCTGACGAAGACGTAGAGGAAGAATCTGAAGAGTCTGACGATGAAGACGAAGAGGCACTTTTTGCTGTTACTATAAATGGTGAAGAGCAAGAAGTTACCCTTGACGAACTTACGAAAGGCTATAGTCGCCAGTCAGATTACACCCGAAAGACCCAGAAACTTGCCGAGGACTTCAAGAATCTTACCGAACTGGAAACCCAGTGGAAGCAAGAGATGGAAGCGACTCAACAAGAAAGGGCACAGTACGCAAATGCATTAGAGAATGTGATCAATGCTTCCCTAAAGAATCTCAATAAGTTTGATGTTGATTGGGATGATTTAAGACAGAACGATAGGGAAGAATATCTGCTGAAACGCGACGAGTATAGGGAGGCCCAAGATAACATCCAGAAGCAGCAAAGGGAACATCAGGCAATCCAACAGAAGCAACAGCAGGAGATGGCGCAGCAGTTTCAACAGTCTAAACAG